AAATCCACTTTCTATTAGGGATACTTCGTGCATGTTGTTAAATCCCCCGTCAAATACGGCAAGCATTCCGACTTCTGGTTTAATCTCTATATTTTGATCTGGAAACTTAAGCAGTCCACCTTCAAAATCATCATTGAGATATAGGAATCCTGCATAGCGGCTTCTTGTAAATGCGCCTGACTTTCCTTCAGCATCTGTGTTGTCTGAGTGTATTCTTGCGTATGCTCCTGGCTCCCACTTTTGTGTGTGATATCCAATCTTAGAAATTGTTTTTGGATCAAGGTCGTGGACTGAAGCAATTGCTTCTGGCATTGTTTTTTCAATATCTGAAAATATAGTTGGAGATAGTTCAGCATCAAGCAACTCTTGATCATTATCTTGTGGAAGGACAGAGGAGTATGACTCATAAAAAGAAATAGGCATCCAAGAGATTGCACCATTGGCTGCTTGAGCATCTAAGGCTTGAATCATTTTTTTGCAATCTTCTTTGCTTATAAAATCTTTATAAACCACTATGTTTTTTGTTATTCTGGATTTATTACTTAGGTTCATTATGGTTGCCTATCTCCTGTATGTTTTGTAATCTCCCAAAAAAATGGGCATGTAAATCTTAAACCACTTTTAATTTCAGTTACTCCATGAATATAATTTTTATCTCCTGGGAAAAAATAAGCAGCACCCTTTTTAGGTTTAAACTGCACACCTTGTAGTGGGAAGTATAACTCTCCACCTTCGTAGTCGTCATTTAAATAAAACAAACTAGAAAGATCATAGTTAGGAAAGTCATTTGGAGTTCCAGCATCTGGTCCTTCATGAAGTTCTTTATCTGCATGAGGTTTTTGAAATTGTCCAGGAAGCCATTTAACAATAGTTGTCCCAGTTGGATGAACTTCAACCTTATAAAACTCTTCAACAATTGGTTTTAATCTTTGAAATAGGCCAGCAACTATTGGTGATATTTTAGGATCATTCTTGTCTAAGGTTGGCTGAGTTGCAACTCTATCCTTCCAATAGTCTGAATCATAGGTAACAGTTCCATTTTCATTTACATGGCTTTCGGTTACATCCCAAATTGTTAAAGACTTTGCAGCTTTTTCAAGAAACTCTATTTCTTCTGAAGTCATAAAATTTTCTAGCTCAACAATCATGTCTTTGCTATCTCCAAACCACCCAGATGGAGTTATAGACGGTGTTCTTTTAACTACTGTATATGAGTCTTTGTTTTGTTCCATATTTATATTATATCACCCTTCGTATTATCTGTTACGCTTAGTTTTAATGTTTTTACCTCATGAGAACCTTTAGACTCTTTGTTTTCATTTACCGCATCTCTATACCAGTCAGTCCATTTCCCGACTTTGTTTATTTCTTGTGCAGCAGACCCGTAAGAAAGATTTGCATCTAGTCTTTTTCTATCATCATCTTGGTAGTTAACAATTTCAATATTTGTACCGTTTAAATTTGACAAAGATATAGGAATTATTGTAGCAACTGGGGTTCCAGCTTTGATAACTACTCTCTTGTTTGCTACCTTTGCCTTAATAGCTAAAGGCAGAGGATTGTCATAAAAAGAGGTGCTCATTAATGATGACATTGTTTCAAACTCATCACTAAAATAATTTACTGGATTAATAGTAAAAATACTTACATCTTTGTCTGTTCTAAAAACTAAACCCGTATTTAAGCTTATAGAGGATTGACCTCTTCCAGAATATGCTCCTGATGGGCTAAATATTTCAATACGATCTGGGGTTTGATCATTAACTCCATCCCAAATAAACTCAATATCCTCTACACAAGAAAGGCTCCAGCCAATTACGTTTGACTGGGTTACTGGAAAACATCTATAGGCATGGCCTTCTGATGTTACATCCATCCAATCTCTTTTAATTGACATGGGCTTAATATCAAACAAAGCTCCTTGTGTTTTTTCAACTGAGATATTAAACATTAGTCTGCCTCTGCACTATACATTTCTGGAGTATGAAACTTTTTACTGTAATCAAGCATTGTTACAATAGAGTATTTAGTTCCAGAAGTTACTGGCATGGCTTGATGTGGATACATAAAGTTTGATGGGAAAATAAATAAATCCCCAGCCTCTGCTTTGACTTTTAGGTTCTGTAGTCTAAAGAAAAGTTCTCCGCCCTCATAATCATCATTAACATATGAAACTAAAGAAACAGTACAATTATAAGAAAACCCATGATCGTGATGTTCCATAAAGTGTTGACCTTGACCATATTTAATAAAATTAAAAGCTTCCCAATATTTTAAATTATGAATATTATACATTCTGCAATAATCTTCTACTGCTGGTAATTTTACATCATAAAGATCTTGCCAAAGCGACTGAAGGTTTAAACTAACTTGACTTTTATCATTTTCAATATCTGTTTTCTTAAACTTAAAATCATTACAATCTCTATAGTCTGGCATTAGTTGTTTGTATCCTACATACGCAGGTTGCCAGCTGTACCCAGTAGTATCTCCTTCTGGCTTAAGATTATCTTCAAGTCTTTTTATTACATCAATTTCTTTTTTAATTACACCCTTGTAACAAAAGATTCCATCACCAAGGTCTATTTTTTCTGTCCATGTTTCCATTTTATTCTCCTTATTTGTATTCTCTTCTTGACCAAACTTTATTTTTATATACCCCGCCATCAGGCTGTCTATAAAACTTCATGTTGTTAAACATTTTATCATAAATCTCAGCCTGTCCTAATATTTCTACTTCACTTTTCCAGTTTTCTCTTTTAAATGGTAAGACTTGTAGGTATGGAGTGCCTGCTGGAATTGTTCCTTCCCAACCTTCTGCAATAAAGAATGGAAAGCTTCCAAGCAAATGAACCTTATCTGAGTCAACAATTCCTGTTGTGTTTAAAAATGGCAGATCAAATCTATTCATTGGTGTCATAAACAAAGCACTATATCCTTCTGGTAACTCTAGCCCCCAATCAGAAGACCAAGCAAAATGGTGCTCATAGAATCCTTTTGGATGCTCAAACTGTGGCATCGGTGGTCTTTGAGTACAGAAATCTTGATATCTACTATCTTCAATCTTTACACCAATAACTCCTTGTGCGTTTTTAGAAAATATTAAATCGCAAGGAGTTTTAAAAACATATCCAGTTGAAAATGCATCCATGATTGCAGGACATGCTTTCCATGTAGGAATCTTTCCATAATCATCTACTGTACCTTCTTTTGGGAAGGGGCAAGTTTGTTTTGGTGCATTGTAGTATTCATTGTTAATTGGATTTTTTGCAAATCTATCGGCATCTTTATACCATTGAGGAATAACATTTTGTGTTGGTGCTGGGACAGAAATACTGTCTTTATTTAGCCATGGTCTAAAAGATCTAAAGATTGCCAACTTGTTCATTAATGACTCAGTTCGTTAATATCTGTCATAATAACAACACAATATTTTGTTCCTGTTTTCATTGGTAAAGAAGCATGTTCATAGATATAGTTTGAAGGAAAAATTGCTATATCTCCAACTTTTGGATTATGCACAAAGTTGTCTAATCTTGGGAACTTAATTTCTCCGCCTTCATAATCATCATTAATATAGATTACCGCAGAAACGGTACAGTTATAAGCAGGGCCATGATCAGCATGAATATTAAAGTGAGTTCCTTCTCCTTCATACTTTACAAAGTTAAACGCTTCGTAATATACAACATTGATTCCCCAATAGTGGGCATAGTCATCCACACACATCTTTAGCTTTTGATAGATCTCTTCATGAAGATCAATTAAGTCTTCATTAGACTCGTCTTTTGGCCCAAGGTTTTCTTGTTTATATTTAAAGTCTACGCAATCTCTTGCTTTTTTAATAGGAGCATCAGAGTTTGTAACTTTAGCCTCTGACCATTTATATTTTTTATCCCCTGAAAGATTATGCTCAAGCGTATTAATGTATCTTTCTGAATCATCTTTAGAAAAAACATTATGATAAATGTTTAGTCCTAATCCTGGATTGCTAATAGAAATATTGCTTTGAGGCATTAACCTTGCAACTCTACTTGAAGCAGTTTCAGACCTATCTTTTGTAAACCAATGATTTTCATTTTCATTATAAATATCCATAAGATCCCCATCTTTTAAGGTTATAATTTATTATAGCACAAAAAAGGTATTTATTACAAAACAAAGATAGTGCTACCACTTATTAATAAAACAAATAATATATAATATATTGTTTGTTATTTTTATAGAGGAGGTCCTGTAGTAAAACCGCCACTTTGAGATGCTGATCCAAAAGAGTTACTGAGTGTAGCTGTCCAGCTGTAAGATGTATTAGCGGTGAGGCCAGAGATTACAACTGGAATACTACCACCAAATGTACCAACACCTGCTACAGAAACGCTATAAGAAGTAAAGTTGCTCCAGCTTCCAGACACTTGAGCGTGGTTTGGTCCCCACGCTTGGTTTGCACCTGGTGGTCGTCCATAGCCAAAGGCAGATGTGCCTGAAATTTGTGGAAGATTGCTAAAGCTTGGGAAGAACGGTGGGAAGAACGGTGGAAAAAATGGGAAGAACGGTGGGAAGAATGGTGGGAAAAACGGTGGGAAGAACGGTGGAAAAAATGGGAAGAACGGAGACAAAGTAGTAACAGATCCAGATGCAGAAGACGCAGCAGATGTTCCATTAGCATTAGTTGCGGTAACTGTATAAGTCTGAGAAGTTCCACCAGTATCAGTAATAACAATTGGAGATGAAGCGCCTGAGCCAGTAGTACTATCGCTGCCTGTTACGGTAAAGCCAGTAATAGCGCTACCACCAGTTGCTGGTGCTGTAAAAGCAATAGAGTTTTGATTAACTCCAGCAGTTGGGGTTGGGGC